GGTTCCGAGGCGCGACTTTTTTGTGAGAGTTGACCCAAGAATCTTTATGTCAAACACTTACACCATAAATCTTTTGTAAATTATTGAACAATTATGAAATACCCCTGCCTTTTAACCAAAAAAATAAACGAAATCTCTTCGGCAAAATATAACCCTAGAAAAATTACCGATGAGGCGATGGGTCGACTGACCAAGAGCCTAGCGGAGTTTGGAAACATCCAACCGATCACTTGGAATGTGCGAACTGGGAATGTGGTCGGAGGCCACCAGAGGCTAAAGGTCTATAAGGCGATGGGTAAAACCGAGGTCGATGTTTGGGCGGTTGATCTGGATGAGCAGAAGGAGAAGGCGGCCAACATAGCCCTCAACAAGTTGAGTGGAGAGTTCGATATGCCAATGCTGAAAGACATCCTAGAGGAAATTGATACTGGCGATTTGGATATGGAAATTACCGGATTTGGTATGGATGAAATCGGGCTAATGATGGAACAATCAATTCAAGACCCCAATTTTGCCCCGGGAACAGAGGACGAACAAGGTCAGTTAGACCAGAAATGTCCAATCGTTTGCCCCAAATGCGGTAATGAATTCACCAAATAATAAAACAGAAATGCGTATGGATTGGGCGACCCATGCGGCCGCAAAGTACGCTTGCCAGAATTGGCATTACAGTCGATGCATACCAAAAAGCAAATTGGTAAAAACTGGCGTTTGGGAGGATGGCGTTTTTATTGGGGTGGTAATTTATAGCTATGGGGCGACCCCGGATTTGGTGAAACCATACGGACTGACGATGCAAGAGGGGTGTGAATTAACTCGCATAGCCCTTAACACACACAAGACACCAGTAAGCAAAATAATCGCCTATAGTCTTAAGATGTTGAAGAAATCCAATCCGGGATTGAAGATTGTTGTATCATTTGCAGATACAAACCAGAACCACCACGGTGGAATCTACCAAGCCACGAACTGGATTTATAGCGGACAATCAAAGGGATGTTTTTTCTACATCGATAAGAAGGGGAAATTATGGCATCCAAGGAATGTTTCGGAGAATCTTTCTCTTTCCGGCAAATGTATTAGACCATCCGATTGTAAAAAAATCTGGAAGAATGGGAAACATCGTTACCTTATGCCACTTGACTCCATGACTAGAGACAAGATTTTATCATTAGCAAAGCCTTATCCGAAAAGAAACATTTGCGTATCAAGTGCTGATAGCGGCACGCTTGGCTTCCAGCCAAGAGGGGGCGGTGCAAATCCGACCGATACGCTCCAATTTCAAAATGTTTAATGATTACACAAAAAGAACTCCGAGAAAAGTGGGGCATCGATGCGGGGCAGTTGTCTCGAATGGTAAAGCGAGGAATGCCCCTCACTTCCGAGTCAGACGCTCAAAGGTGGAGGCTCGCAAACCAGAAGCGGGTGAGCAAGTCACAGATAGCCCGAACACCATCCCCGATCTACTCCGAGCCATCGAAAGAATTGGATGCCGAGTCATACAAATCGAAAACCTCGCTTGGACGATTGAATCGAGCGAAGCAAGCCGAGGTAGTTGCCTACTCGTTGGTAGTTACGGCCGCAAACAGCAAAAACCCAGTCGCTATGAGAGCGGCGGTTCAAGGATGGGGCGAAGCAAAAAAGCGAGTCGCAGAAGCCGAAATGGAACACGCTCGGTGGGAAGAAGTGAGCCGAGTCACAGTTCGGATGGGGGAAGTGCAGGAATGGATAACGAAGTGGCACGGAGCAATCAGATCGCTTCTAGATGCCCTTCCTTCGAGCCTAGCGGCCAGAGCAAACCCATCAGACCCAGAGTGTGCAAAGCAAGCCATCCAAGACGGAATCAATCAAATCTTCGTTACCATTCAAAAGGCAGAGGGGGCGTTTAAGTGAACGAGTGCTTCCTCATTATTATCGCCACCCTCGGCCTGCTAGGATTGATTCTGCCATACTTTGACGAATGAAAACAACGAAGCCAACAAGAATAGCCTTGGCCTACTGCCGGAACTCAAGCTACTCAACGCTTTATATTCCCGCCAAAGGACAACTCAAAAACTTTGAAAGCAAATACGGATTTTCTATGTGTGTAGGATGTTGCTTCAAAAACTACCCAAAGACACGGCAGGGAGTGGGAAGATATTGGATGGTTCACTTTCATCACGCAGTTGTTAGGGACAAAGCAGACCCAATCGCACTTCACAAAACCCTTATGCAAATACCAGAGTTTAGAGATTTATGTGCCTATGATGTTCCATATTTTGAGCAATATGACCGATGAAAAACATATTTAATTTTATAGATATGATAACTGAAAAAATAGCGTGGTTTATACATTTCACCTTTATTTGGATTATCATTTCCAGAGGTCTTGGATGGCACGATTTTCGATGGGATAATGGACTATTTTGTCTCCTATATGCTTATTGTTTTTTATTAAGACAAAAATGAAACGCTCGCCCCTCAAACGCAAAACCCCACTCAAGCGAGGCGGGAAACTACGCCGAGTATCTGCCAAGAGGCGAAAGCAGAATGAAGTTTATTCTGATGTGCGAGAGAAGTTTCTAGGCAACACGCCAGTCTGCCAAGTGTGCCAATGTAAAATTGCGACTCAAATTCACCATCGCAGGGGGAGATTTGGGGACAGGCTCAACGAGGTGGAGTTTTTCTTGGCGGTGTGCTTTGAGTGCCATATTAAGATTCACATGAACCCAGCGTGGGCGTATGCAAAAGATTATCTGGTTAAGAGATGAACATTGGGGCGTTCAGCCGTAGTTTCTTTGAGCCAAGAGAACAACTATCAATTCCAGAATGGGCAGAGAAAAACCTCACGCTCTCGGCGAGGGTAACGAACATACCCGGAGCATATTCAACAACACTTACGCCCTATGTCCGAGAACCCCTAGAGGCTTTTGGCGATGATTCGATTCGGAGAGTTGTGTTGGTATGGGGAGCGCAGACAAGCAAGACCACAACGATTCTCGCTGGCCTAGCCTATCGAATCGCAGAACGCCCTTGTCCGGTCTTGTGGGTGATGCCCTCGGAACATCTAGCCCGATCATTTACAGAAACCCGCTGGCTTCCGATGGTGGATGATTGCCCAGCCCTAGCAAAAGAAAAGCCAGACAACACCGACAAGATCAAAATCCTAGAGCAACATTTTAAGCGATGCTCGGTGTGGTGGGCGGGAACAAGTGCCTCGGCTCTTTCTAGTCGCTCGATTGCTTTACTCTGTATGGATGAGGTGGACAAGTTTCCAGAGCAAGCAGGGTCGGGGAGGGAAGCCAATCCGGTGCAATTAGCAGAGGCACGAGTCAGCACCTACCCCAATCATTTAATCATAGCAACCAGCACCCCGACAACTGCCGACTCAATAATTTGGGCTGAATGGCAGAAGGGGGATATGCGCTTCTATTTTGTGCCTTGCCCCCATTGTGGATTAAAACAAAAACTAATCTGGGGACAAGTGAAGTGGGACGAGGCCGCCAAGATAGAAGATGGCGTTTATGATTATGCCCTAGTGAAATCCTCAACCTACTACGAGTGCGAGGGATGCAAGGGCAAGATTCAAGACGGCCAGAAAACCAAGATGCTCCGAGAGGGGGAGTGGAGGGCAACCAATCTCAAGGGAGAACCGGCTAGACGCTCCTATCACCTCAACGGCCTATACGCTCCGTGGGTTAGCTTCGGAAGTTTAGCGGTGAAGTTTCTGCAAGATAAGCACAGCGGGATTATCGGCCTCCAAGATTTCGTGAACCGAGTCCTAGCAGAACCTTGGATGGAACACGAATCAGAAAAGATGCAGATCGTTCCCGGTGCTTATAAGATGGGCGAGGTTCGGATGGGAGATAAGCTGATTATGAGTTGCGACATCCAAGAGGCAGGGGGCTTCCACGCTTGGTGTGTGGTGAGGGCTTGGGATTTAGAGGGCAAACCAAGGCTTGTGTGGGCGGGTAGACTAGAAACTTGGGGCGACATAAAGGCAAAGCAAGATGAATTTGGCGTTGAGGATAAGTGCGTCTTAATCGATTCGGGCGATCAAACCAGAG